TGCTTGTTTATCACTTTCTACAGAAATATCTAGTTCATCATGTATTTGTATATGAGGTATAATTCCCTCTTTATACAATTCTAGCATAGATTTTTTAGTCATATCTGCAGCAGATCCTTGAATTAATTTATTTAAAGCCTTGTAAGTGTAGGCTCTTCTTATACCTGGTCCATGTTCTTGAACTGCTTCATTAAAAGGTAATGCTTTATGCATGCCAAAACTATTAGGTTCCCATAGAGGAAATCTACAAAGGCGACCGAGTAACGTTCTAATTTGTCCTCGGTGTTGTGCTCTATTAGAAACGGATTTCATTAAACTTTTAACAAAAGGAACTCTACTGTGGTAAATAGAAAAAAGTTCTTCCGCTTTTTCTTTTGAGACTCCCAGCTCAGCTTGAAGTTTTGCCTTACCCATTCCATAAAACAATCCTAGATTAATTGTTTTAGCTTGTAATCTTGGTATGTCAGCCATTTTAGCAACAATCGTATGAAAGTCAGCGTCGCCTTCCGCGTAGGCATTTTTAACATTGAAGACACTTGCATCTTGATCAAGAGATGCGTAGTGAACTACGAGTCTTGGTTCTTGTTGATTGTAGTCAAAACATCCCCACTCGCAATTTGATTCTGGAAGAAAAAGGGATCGAATCAATGGACCTAAGTCTTTATTACGAGCGGGAATTTGTTGTAAATTTGGATTTGAATATGAAAATCTTCCGGTGACGGTTCCTCCGTTGTCGGATCTAATTTGATTTATACCTGCATGAATTCTATCTAAGTGCTGATATCTAATAATGGTATCAATAAAAGTAGTATGCGCCTTGTTTAGTTCTCTTGCTTCTGCTATCGTTCTAACCAAAGGATGTTCATGAGAAGAAAGGAAATTTTTGGTGAATGATGGCGCATTTGTTTTTACAGTTCTTTCGTAAGGTAATTTTAATTTGTCAAAAACTTTGGCAATCGATCG